TCAGCAGCTTGATCGCGTCGAAGTCCTGCACGCCGCCGCCGACGCGCTTCGTCGTGTAGAACTGCACGTTCGGCTTGTTGGTGTACGGGTCGCGCAGGACACGCACGCCAACGCGGTCGTTGATGAGGTAGCCTTGCGCGAAGTCCCCGAACATAACGGGGGTTGCGCCCGCCGCAACGTCCGGCATGTCGGGCAGTTCCGTCACGGCGTATCCCGCGAGCGTCGCCGGTTGGCCCGCGACAAGCGACGGTTGCCACAGGTAGTTGCCCGTGTTGTCCTTGAGCTTGCGCACCTTGCCTTGCGTCGTCCGGTTCATCGTGAAGCGCGCATTGAGCGTGTAGACGGACGGCAGGTCATAGATGAGGTCGAAAACCGCGTCCGCCGTAATCGTGTTCGCATCGCCGCTGTTGACGGTCTGGATCGCGCCGAGCGGATGTTTCGACGCGTTCGCGCCGCCCTTGATGTACGTCAGCAGACCGGTCGGCATCTTGTCACCCGTGCCAGTCAGAAAGCCGATGCCCTCTTGTTTGGCGAACTCCAACTGCACTTCGGCCGCGAGCCACGCTTCGAGGTCGATTTCCGAGTCGTCCAGCATTTGCTGTGTCGCCGCCGGGTTCGCGTAGATTTCACCGGTCGTGTACGCGAGCGACTTGAACGCCGGACCGTTGGTTTGCGGGCGATTATCTTCCTCGCCAACCCAACCCGACTCCGTGCCGCGCATGTTGAACAGCTTCGAGTAAGCCGACTTGCCGGTCGGTTGAACGCGGCAGATTTGACGCATGGGCGACACGAGAACCAGCTTGCTCGTGATCGTGCGATCCCACTCGACCGGCGCGAGATAGCCACCCTGCTCCGACTCGCCCTTATTGAGGGACGCGCGGACCTCGCCCTTTTGGAAGTGCGCGTGGAATGCGTCGGAATATTCCTTGTCCTTCACCTGCGCGCCTGCGCCCATTTGCGCGCCCGCCATCCGCACCGCGAGTTTGTCGATTGCCGCTTGAATCTCCGACACGTCACTGTCGATGCGGTCGACCTTTGCAAGCGTGTCGCTCGACGTATGACCGTTCGCCTTCAGTTCTGCCAGCGCGCGGTCGTTTTCAGCCTTGTACGCGGCGAATGCGGTATTCACGCCGTCGATCAACGCCTTTACGGTCGACATGTCGACCTCGGCATGCACCGACTGAATACCGCATGCGTTGACGCCTGCGAGTGCCGCGAGAACCACCGATGCCAGCTTGCTTTTTGCCATATGTGCCTATTCCTTGATCGAGTTGATGAGGTTTTGCAGCGACGCTGCGAGTTCCGCCGCGCCGCCGCTTTTTGCCGGCTCCGACGTTGCATTCGGGCGCATTCTAGCCAACACCTCCGCGCGCTGTACGCGGCTCATTCCTGTGCTTGCGAGCGCAGAATCCACGGTCGCGAGGATGCGCCGTTGCTCCGCCGCCTTGGTGTCGCCCTTTGATGTTGCCGTGCCATCGAGCAAGCCGGTTGCCATGCCGTTTTTGATCGCCTGATCGGCGCTAATCCACGTTTCCTTATCCATCAACGCAGCCGCGTCAGTCTTGCTCATGCCCGAGCGCTTCGCGTACAAACTCGCCATTGCGTCGTCGAACGGCGCAAGCGTTTCCGCCGCTGCGATGAAGTCATGACGGTTCCCGACAGCGACCGACCATGCGTTGTGGATCATCAGGAATGCGCCGTCGCCCATGAGAATCTTGTCACCAGCCATCGCGATGACAGACGCCGCACTCGCCGCAAGCCCCATCACGTTCACGGTCACTTCCGCGTCGTGCTGGCGCAGCAAGTTGTAGATCGCGACGCCCTCGAAAAAATCGCCGCCCGGCGAGTTGAGATTAACCACCACCGGCACGCCCGCACCGATGCTGCGCAGTGCCGCTGCGATTCGGTTGGACGTAACGCCTGCGCCGTCCCACGTCTCACCGATTGCGCCGTTGATCGTGATGCCGCCAACGTCGTCGCCGGCAGCGGCCCGGATTTCCGGTTGCCAACGCGCCAGCACGTCCGGACGCGCGATTTGCTCGCCGCCCTTCAGGCACGAAGCCGCCTTGATTTCCGGCAGGCTCATAAGACTCATTGTTTAGCATCCCCCTTCAATTTTTGCGTCATCGGATTACGTAGCTGATCGGCCACGGCGTCATTATTGCGCGGCATGTCGAGGGTGTCGCGCACCTCGTTTTGCGTCATCCACGGCGACGAGCCGCCCGCACCAAGCGCCTTGCTGAAGAACGCAGCCTGATCGTTGAGCGTGCCACGCAGTAGTGCCGCCTCGTTGAATTTGAACGCATACGTGCCAAGCTCCTTGTCGGACAGAAAGCATCGCGCGAGCGCCTGCTCCCATTGCACGAACCAATGCGACAGGCCGTATTGAATGAAGAACAACGCCAACTGCTCCACGCCCGAACCCCACGACGTGTCATCCATCATCAGCAGCGGGCGCGGCACGCCGTACATGCGAGCCACTTCCTCAATTTGATGGTTCCGGTTTTCGATCTGCTGCGACGACTGCGCCGTAGCGGAGAACTGCTTGGCCTTGAGCCCTTCCTCAAGAATCATCCATTTCCCTGCGTTCTCCGCGCCGCCGTGCTCCTCATACAGCGACTCTTTCAGGCGGCCGTATGCCTGATCGGAAAGCGCTTCTTCGACTTCCAACGCGCCGCCCGCCATCACGCCGGTCCGGAACAGGTTCTCCGCCGATTTTTCCGCCGCTTCTGCGAGGTCGAGCGCGTTACGGCCCAGCCGCAGCCGGGAAATGCCGTGGATTCCATCGAGCGACACATCCCGCAGGTGCAATACCTCGTCCGCCTTCAGTTCGATTTCGTTGCCGAATGGGTCAACGTGATCGTAGACAACCTCGAACGATGGAGTAAGCCGTGGACGGGTTGAGAAACGCCGACAGGGAACGATTGCGACCGGCCGATTGCCGAGAGGCGAACGGATAATGCGACCGTAGCCGTTTCCATCCAGTAACGCGTGCATCTGAATCAGGCTCTTGAACTCGTGCGGTGTCTGCCAGTCGTTCGGCTTGAGCTTGATGAGGCGATGCGCCGGATTGTTGGACTGCACGGCTTTCGTGCTGTCAGTAGCCAGCAGATTGACCGGGAGCATGCCGACCGACTCACTGATGAGCGTCGCGCACCGCAGCAGTGCCATATTGCGCAAGCGCCGCTCTCCGTCTTGCCCTTCGACCTCGCCGCGCCGCACGTAAGCGAGAAAGCGAGGGTCGTCTAGCCCAGAGAAGGTTTCGCCGCCGCCCGAGGGCGTACTTACCGCCGCCCGGACGACCGGCTCTTGTCGCGCCTCCTGTTTAGGTGTACTACGTTTAAACAAGCTCCAAATTGCCATATCCCCCCTCAGAGTCGACGGATTCCGCGCTTCTCATAGACCGATTTCCCACGCGCCGCCGGGTTCGTCATCATGAGCGACACGGCGTCGAATAGTGCCATCAGCGGGTCGATCTTGGCCGACCCGGCGGTCTGCTTGGTGATCATCACCGCGTTACCTCGGGGTTCAACCTTCGCGTTACCTACCGACCAAGCCATCAGCCGCGTATCGCCGTGGTGCAAGGTGCCTTCGGCAAGTCTCCGCTCGGTTGACTTGATGGCGCCTTGCAGTTTCCAGCCCTGGGGAACTCCGACGAACCGGCTGTTGTCCTCCCAGCCACAGGCGTCTTTCACGGCTTCCAAGGTCGTCTCAATGCCTGCGGGGTCAACGCCGACCCGGTCCAATAGTCCGGAGTCCTCGCACTGCTTGGCTACATCGGCCACGCCTTGCAGATCCTCGCCGATGCGCCCGACGATCGTCAGGTCACCGTCAGCCTGGAAGTCAAGAAGCTTGGTGGCGATCTCTTTGCGGCGCTCGAGCACGATCGGATGCGCCCAGGCGTGGGACCAGCACAACCAATTGCCCGTCCCGATCTCTCTGCCCAGTACGCAAACTCCAAGCAAGTCGTCCAGCCCGCCGCCATCGATCCCGAGGGTCAGGACTTCGCTACGCCGGATGACCTCGCCCAACGTCAAACCACCGGTGCCCTGCTGTTCCCAGAATTCCGCGCCGGCCCAGCTGTTCGACCGGAGTCCCAGGCCGATCTCGATGTTCAAGTGCTTGGCGAGGAACTTCTGCGCCGATCCGTCGGTCTTGGAACCCTG